GACGGCTCTACTGGCTCTACTGGGCCAACAGGTTCTGCAGGTTCAAATGGAACGACAGGCGCTGATGGCGTTACTGGTGCAGTTGGTCCAACAGGAGCAACTGGCAACGAAGGAGCAGCAGGGCAAACTGGATCGACTGGTCCAACAGGTGCGACAGGCACGACAGGTTTAGTAGGAGCTACAGGAAGCACGGGCGCAAATGGACAAACTGGATCTACAGGTAATACAGGAAGCACAGGCTCTACGGGAGCAACTGGACAGACTGGAGCTACCGGCGATGTGGGAGCAACTGGACAAACTGGTTCCACCGGACTTACAGGAGTAACTGGTAGTACCGGCTCTACAGGCCCAACTGGTGCAACAGGCAGCACTGGCTCTACAGGCTCCACCGGCGCAAGTATTACAGGAAATACTGGAGCAACTGGAGCTACAGGTTCAGCTGCTACCACTGGTTCATGGACTATTACTACAGGTACTAATACCTACAGTTTTACAGTTCCAAGTGGTGGCACATACTCCATGTGGGTCAGGGGGAATATACCTAACGGTATTATAGTTTGGAATGCTACAGCTACTGTGACAAATACTAATGTAGCGGCAATAGGATATCAATATGCTTGGAACTATGCAGGCGGTGGAAGTCCTATTTCAATAACTGCCATACCTAATCAGATTAAAGGAGTAGCAGGTACAATTAGTACAGATGCTACGTATGCGGGAACTAGTAGTAATAGATTTGATTTTACAATTGCCAACACTAGTGGAGCATCGCAGACCGTTTACTACGGATACACTACTATATAATAGCAAACGCTTTTATAGCGCGTGAACCCTGTTAAAATCCGTACATCCTTGACCTTAAGGGTGTACAATGTCTTTGTATAGTTGTAGGTATTGAAATATTGTACATTAGCGATAGAAGGTACTGTTTTGACAAAAGATGTACAACCTGAAAAACAGGTAGAACACGCCCTTTTGTATGCCCGAGTCAGCACACAGATGCAGGTCAACGACGGCATGTCTATGGAGGCTCAAGAGAAGACTTTACGCAATGCGGCGGAGTTTGCAGGCTTCTCAAGCGTAGAGGTACTACTTGAAGAAGGCCGTAGCGGTAAGTCAATTACAGGCAGACCCGTCCTACGAGACGCGCTAACTAGGCTTGATAATGGAACTGCGCAGGCGTTGATTGTTACTCGCATTGACAGACTTGCGAGATCTACCACCGACTTCTTGTCAATCGTAGACCGCGCGGCTAAGAACAACTGGCGTCTAGTCCTGTTAGATCTCAACCTTGACACCTCAACCTACCAAGGTAGATTCGTCACAACCATTATGTCTGCTCTTGCTGAGATGGAACGAGGCATTATCGCAGAGCGTCAAAAGGATGTTCATAAACACAGACGAGATAGCGGGCAAGTGTGGGGAGTAGATCTAGGCCCTAAGCAGCTGATCTCTGATGAGATTCGCAGTCGTATTGTAGCAGAACGAGAAAAAGGTCTTTCTCTTCGTGTAATAGCGCGGATGCTAGACGTTGAAGGAATTCCTACGGCCTACGGCGGGAAATGGTCTGCTTCTAGTATTAAATATGTATTAGACCAAAAATCAGATGAAGAAAAGTAAGATAGAATAAGCCTATGCCAATTTTAGGAGCGAGCGCATCTGGCGCAAAGTCAGCGCCTGTTGCGCCTACTATCGGGACGGCGACTAACGTAGGGTCTGGAAGAGCGTATAACAACGGGTCTGCAACGGTAACCTTTACCGCACCTACAAGCAAGCTGCCTATCACTAGCTATACTGTCACAAGCTCGCCTGGTGGATTTACAGGCACAGGATCATCTTCACCTATAACTGTCACGGGGCTGCAATCCAATACATCTTACACATTTACCGTTACAGCAACTAGCGCTGCTGGCACAAGCGCTGCATCTAGTGCGTCTAATAGTATTACTGCAACTACTGTTCCGCAGGCACCTACCATTGGAACTGCTACTGGCGGTAATGCTTCTGCGACTGTTACCTATACGGCAGGTGCAACAGGTGGCGCTGCGGTTTCTACATTTACAGCGACCTCTTCTCCAGGTTCATTGACAGGTACAGGTGCATCACCTATTACAGTATCTGGTTTGACAAACGGTACTGCCTATACATTTACTGTTACAGCGACAAACGCTAATGGAACATCCGCTGCTTCTAGTGCGTCAAACTCTGTGACCCCTGTTGCTCCTGTTTACTACAGAATACAGACTGATATTAACAATGCGTCTGGCTATAGCGGAGGGTCTATCGTTAAAAAACATCTTGCTCCTTCAGGACGTGATGCTAACTCTGTTATTTTCTTTGATAGAGAAGGTGCTGGTGTTCTTCCAGGAGTTGTATCCGTTAGCCCTACTGGTGTAAACCTTTCTGCTAAAGCAGTGGGAAATGGATTGTCATCTAACTCAGTGATAAACGATGTTGTAACAGATTCAAGTGGTAACTACTGGATTAATGGAACTACACATCTTCAAAAAATGAACTCATCTCTTGTTTGGCAAAGTGCTGTTAATTTTGGTGGAACTTGGCAGGGAAAGGGCATGGCCTTAGACTCCTCAAATAACATCTACCTTACAGGTAATGATGGTACAAACACTTATTTTATGAAGTTGAACTCTGCTGGAAATTCAATTACTTGGCAACGAAAAATTAACTTTTACTGGCAACCATCATCTATAGCGGTTGACTCTTCAGGAAATGTTTTTGGAGTATCCTCTCAAGCAGGGTATAAAGGATGGCTTGGAAAATGGAATTCTTCTGGAACTCTGCAATGGCAACGTCAATTTAGCCCAGCATCTGGTGCACATGCACTCACTGATGTAAAAGTAGACTCTTCAGGAAACGTCTATGTAACTGGATACTCTAACAGCGGAGACCGTGTTTTTGCTAAGTACAACACTTCAGGAACAATACAGTGGCAAAAAAATACTTCATCATCACAATCTATGTTGGCTATTGATACATCGGATAATATATACGTAGTTGGTACAGGTGTACAAACACTTGTGTATGCAAGATATAACACCTCTGGAACTTTTTCAATGGGAAGAAACTTTAACTATCTAGACAGTGTTCCTTCTGGAAACGGTCTTACTGGTTTTCCTAGAGCAATTATAACTGCTGATGGTTCAACTCTTTATATTCCTGGAATTCTTGATAATGGAAGTCGCGTTTATGGCTATACTTGGAAGTACCCAACGAATGGATCAGTGACTGGCGAAAAACTGGGAGCAAATAACATTTATAGCCTTTCAGACCCAGGCAGTGGCAGTTGGACAGATGCTGCTGGAAGCGCAACTGAATCGGCTGGTTCTTTGAGTTTAGCAACTTCAACAGGCGGATCTGACGCTAACTATCCAAACACAGTCAGCCTTTTCGCAGCAACATCTACTTAAGGAAATATATGGCACTCTACATAAACGAAGAGACTGGGGAATACCCTCGTCACATAGGAGATATACAGTCACTCTACCCAGATTGGGCTTTAGGACAAGAACTTCCTTCTCCATGGGCTGAGGTCGTTGCTACAGAGCCTCCAAGCACTACTCATCCACAAACATCTTACGAAATTGCTCCAGAAAAGATTAATGGTGTTTGGGTAAGGAAATTTAAAGTTTATACCTTTACTGAAGAAGAACTAGAGGAAATAGAAAGTCTACGTCAGTAAAACTCGCCCCTTAATACTTTTTTTCCAGTAATGATAAGAGATACTAGACACTATGTCTAGTATCTATAAATAAAAGACAGAGCCGGACGCGCGATTACTCGCGCTATCCGGCTCTTTACGTTTTAGGCGTTCTCTCCCGGGACACCAAAAACTAGTATAACTATATACCTGAAAGGTCTACTTTACAGGCAATCCTGTAATAGATTTCCAAGTTTTTGCATCAACTATACCAGTTACAGGTAGCTTCTTAGCCTTCTGGTGCGCCATGACGGCCTTCTTTGTAACAGGTCCGAATTGACCGTCGGCTGGCTTGATCTCAAGCGCGGCTTGAACAGTCTTAACGTGAATACCAGACTCGCCTGGATCAATTGTCTCGCCAGGATAAACTTTACCTGTTGTATCCTTTTCCTTTACTACCTTAGGAGCAACTGGGCTAGCAGCAGATCCCGCGTAGTCAGGACGTCCCCAACCAACAACTCCAACAACAAGCTTCTTCTTGTTGTTCTTTAGATAGCCGCGCTCTTTCTTGCAAGTTTCCCCGCCGTTGCGCTGGTCACCCTTAGCGTTGCCTGAGGTGTTTCCCTCTAGGCAAATCATCGTGCCGTCCTTGTTATCCTTTACGACGATACCAACGTGCGAGATACGGTCTACGCCATCTCCTGGGAAGTCAAAGTAAACGATGTCGCCAGGTTGTGGAGTGTTGACTCCGTCGTTGTCATACCAACGCTTTTGCTTCTTAAAAGCATCTGCGCCTGCAACTGTTGAAACGGTGTTAGGCACCTTAACTCCAGCTTGATTGGCACACCACATTACGTATGATCCACACCATGGCAAGAAGTTAGCCTTAGTGAACGCACCATACTTTGTCTCATTATCCTTAGGACCCTCAACGGTTCCTACCTCGGCAAGCGCGACCTCAATGAGGCGCGCGGCTGTTCCTTGTGCTGCCATTATTCATCTCCTTTTTTTATGAAAATACTATTGGTATGCTAAAAAGTACACCAACGCCAAACAACCACAAAAATATAGAAAACATAACCAAGTAAGCGACTAGGTTTCTAATCTGCATAACAGCAGTAATACCTAGAAGAAACAAAGCTACAGCAAACAATCCAGTAAGCATTTGCAGCGTGTTGCTGTATCTGCCTTCAGTGTTAGATGTATCCAAGTAATAATCACCATCAGCAAATCGTTTTTGATATGGGTCGTATAAAGCATCCATATAAGGCTGACACTCTGGTAGTTGCTTTCTTGGGTTTTCTATAAAACAAGGCATGCCAAATTCATATAACTCAGCAGACCCGCTCATCGTCTTTACATCGGTGTAAAAACTGTTTTTATCCATTCCTTCTAACAACACACGGACTTGCTTGTCTTTCCACACAGTGAGGTCGTCTCGGTATTTAACCTCGGCAGTTATCCACATATTGTTCGCGTCTGACAAAATCAAAGCGTATTCAGATCCGGCGTCACCTGCCCTACCTCCGTGGAGAGAAGACTGAACTGCTGCCCATGCTGTAGTAGTTGATACCAGACCAAGCATGACAACTATTAAAAGATTACCAGAAAACTTTTTTACTAGGTTATCTTTATCTGTAATCTTCATAATTACTTACCTTTTGGTGGCTTTGGCTTTGGCTTAGGCTTTGACTTACATCCACATGTCGCGCACATAGTGTTTACCTCTCTGCTAGTTTCTTATTTAACGATTATAACTGAAATTTTTGCCTTAGGGCACTTTGCGTTTGCATCCTTAATTGCCTTGAGTTCTTTATCGTCAACTGTAAGTGACCAACGTAGTTTTACGTGAACCCAATTCTTAATGTATGTACAAACATCCTTTGCAGGAAGCCAGTCGGCTGGATCCTGATCTGACTTAGAGCGATTAGTCGCTGCGGTGACAGCAATCAACGCGTTAACGTCTCCCATGTCATTTGCGTATACCTCGCGCTTAGCCTTATCCCACGCCTTAGCGCCTGAATCCCATGCCTCGGCTAGAGGAACCATATGATCAACGTCTAGTCCAGAAAAATTTGTAACGGTTAATCCGTCATACGCAGAGTACCACTTGCCTGTATCCTTTACGATCTTGCAACCCTTGTCAACCTTAGGCTTAACAAGAGCCTCCTGGATAATCACGTCGTTGCGTGTGTTGCAACCGTTCTTATCGAGATCTGACCAGTGCTTAAATTGCGAGCGTGCGTATCCTTCACGAACGTCAGGCGCAACCTTTAACGCTTTAATTCCGGCGTCTACTGTTGCAAACGTTGTTGGCTTATCCGCCGCAAACGCTCCCGTTGATGTCGCTACGATAATAAAAAGTACGATAGGCATTACGCCTTTTGCTGTGTTATGCTTGCGCATATTAGTTCCTAACCGCGAGAGTAGCGAGAAGCAAGACCCCAATCGACCTCGCCAGTTTGTACAGCGCGTGGAACAAGTACACGACCTTGAATCTCAGCTTTTGAACCAAGACCGACTACAGTCATTCCACGATCTGATATTTTACGCTGGAATGCGATCTGTGTCATTGGTCTTTCACCGCGCTCTTCGGACCAGGCGCGATAGACAGAGTACAAAGCCTTAACAGGAACGACCGTTCCTTCAGACTCCTTTGTCTCTTCGTTTAAGAAAATACCGATACGGTCTTCGTTCTTTCTGTAGATTTCAGACGCCTCGGTTACAACCTTACATGTACCTAACGCATCGCGTGCGGAAGATCCAAGCAGTTTAATCGCGCCCTCAACTGCCCAGGATAGAACCGCTGGGAGGGCTCCTTCAGGATCAAAGATGTAGTGCTTTAGGTCTGGGTCTGGATTTTCAGGAACGTTTGTCAAAGGCACAGGACGAATACGACGCCACATCGCATCATCGTTAATGATAGGACGGTGATTAGTTGTAACCCATAGTTTTGCTCTTGATGAAAACGTAAATGGCTTCTCACCAGGTGAACGTGCAGAGATTTCACTTGAGCCTGTTAACTTCTTAACTGAGTTTTCCTTAAGTCTTTCAGACTCTGGCAATTCGTCAACCCATACTAATCTGCGTCCACGCAACTCAGCCCAGTGATAAAGATCTGATCCGTTTGCTTGACCGTCTCCTTGAGCAAGAATAGAAGAGTCTAAAGGCCAGGCGTATTGCTGCGTGCCCATGCACTTTACTAAAGCTTCAACTAACGTGTTCTTACCTGAACCAGCAGGTCCGTAGATTAAAAACATAACGTCGTATGTGCGCAGACCAGTTAAAGAGTACCCAGCTGCACGTTGTAGCCAATCCTGTAATTCTTTATCTCCTGATGTTGCAAAGTCTAAGAACTGTTCCCACTTAACATTTCGCATCCCTGGAGTATATGCAACGGGCGCGCGGCGAGTAATAAATAAATCTGGGCGACCTTTAAGAAGATCTCCTGTGCGAAGATCAATAACTCCGTTTGCAACACCAAGCAGCGTTTCATCTGAATCCCAGGCGTTAACCTCAACCTGTACGCGAGGATCGGACGTTGCGTTTTCAATACAACCTGCGATGCGCGAGTTTGACTTAGCCTGTAATGCCCACTTCATTAACTCTGCTTGCTTGTCTGCGTCCTCGTAGTTAACTACCTCAGATGCGATAACCGGTGCAAGCTTCTTTGTTAACTCCTGTAGTTCAAGATTTTCGACGTCTGGCTTCCAGTATCCGCCGTCCCAGTGAAACCAACCAAGCCCAGGCGTGTAACGAATTGCAGGACCAAATGAATCTACAAGACGACGACCGTTTCCTGTATCTGTAAGCGTGCGCTTACCAGGCTCTCCACCGTCGTTCTCGTTAACCGCGTCAACGTCCTTAGGCACATCCATCTTTAAAAGACTTGATGCCTCGGAGATTGAATCACCGTCTGAGATAGACTGTGTAATCGATCCGCCGATAGTTCCAGGCATGTTGTACGTATCCTGCGGTGAATAATTCTCTGTTGTTCTAATTTCTTGTTGCTTTAATGGCTTAGAACGTGTCTCATCTTGAGACTTGTTAGCCCACTCTTGTAATCCTGGCCACATGCGGTCTGTTTTTGGATTGTCAATAACAAACTGTATAGCGCGACGTACGTGCATTAAAAGTCCGCCTTGGCCTTCAAGCTCAAGAGGCGGACGTACTTTTTCTGCGTTAAAGCGAATCATCATAGTTTCAACTGCAAGCTTACCAGCCTCGGTGTTAACCGGGAACTTATTAGCAAGCGCGCACGTCATCGAGTAGATATCAACAGCGCGCGAGCCTTCTTCGATTCCTTCTTCGAGCAAACGCTCGACGTCGATACGCTCGCCAGCAAAGTCTAGGTCCTCTAAGAAACTCCAGTCACCTTCACCAAGATTCGTGCCACCGCGACGACTATTCTTTTTACGAAGAGACTGTAATAGCTCTTCAGGCGCGGTTGCCATTTCAATTTCCCATGGCGCATGACCTGGTGCCCACTCGTAACAAACTCCAGAGAAGTGTCGTGACGGAGTAATGAGAACATATCCGTTGTGTTTAATATCAACGCCCGGAAGGTTTGCCTTCTTAAGATTTCCAACTAGCTGCTCTGACTCTTCACACTTATAAAATAGGTGACGTCCTCGCATAACTTTTCCACCTGCGATTGTGTACTCGCCTGTGATTGCCTCAACTGTTGGAGGCAGGAATCCTTCGACTAAAGCTTCAAACTTTTCAAATGAATCTGGTCCACCTGAGCGCGGATCAATGTCAATAACAAAAAACCCACTTGAACGACACATGACACCGATGTTCATGTTTGGGTCTCTGTCCCACCAAGAGTTAACAGTTGCAGCGTCTGTAGTTGCAAACTTGTTCCACTCTGGAAGCGATGGGTGCTTGCCTACATCTTTTGGCTCAACGTGCGCGCCGCCGCAAGTACAGCGGCCTCCGACGATTCCGTAGCAAGGAAGTATTGACCAATTATTAGTGGCGTACCAGCTCGCGGCAGGACCTAAACGTCCTTCTGCTGATTCCCAGTTGCTCATTGGCGGTTACCTTGCTGTGGCATCTTTACGTCGTTAACTCCAATCAAATCCTATAAAAACAATTGTTTTCTAGAGAAGAGCTATCATATCACTTTTCTAGATTCTTTGTTACTTGGCGACTATAAAGGGTACGTACCCATAAGTAAACAACCATAGTAGATAATAATAGTAAACCATATAAGTTATAATTTGCATACCTAATAGTCTTGACCGGAAGGCCACTATCTTGCTTAATAGTTTATCAATGCAGATTGGCGCGGTTGCCGGAGCTATCACAGGCGCCCTATTTCTATTCGGCCTAGTCTACAAGATTTACAAAGTTATCCACCGCGTTGAAACAGCCATCGGGGTAGATGACCAAGGAAGAACAATGTCCGAGCGTATGGACCGCGTTGAATATCAGCTCTGGGAAAATGGCGGAAACTCCATGAAGGACCAGATGAACGCAAGCTCGGAGCTTGCTAAAGAGACAGCGGTAGAGGTTAGATTCATCAAGGACGTACTGCTTCAACTACTTTCCCTTCCTGAAATGCACCAGGGTCCCGCTCCGGTTGAACCTAAGATGACAAAGACCCGTAAAAAGAAAGCTCCAACCGCTTAAAAGAAGCAGTTTTATTCTTGCTAGTTAATTATAAAAATACAGGTGAATAGCTTGCCATTGTACAACTATACCGACAAGGTTGCCCTTAAGTAGCAAGAAAAATTATTAAAACTTTACTCCGAACTATGGCCTATTTGTTCACACTATAGGTTATAGTTTATCCTACCAGTTTATCTGATAGGAGCTATTAAGAATGTCGCTAGTACAGAGACTTGAAAAAGAGGCCGGAAAGTCAAGGCCGGGATTAGCTTGTAGGCTTGGTTCAATTCTTAAAGGCAGCGTAATGTCAGATGAAGAAAAAGTTTATCTTCAAAAAGTATTAGAGGTTTCTCACGAAGACCCATCTCGTATTCCTACTACCGCTATTGCGCAAGCACTTCGTCAAGAAGGTTATGAAATAGGAGTTGCAGCGGTAAATCGTCATCGCCGAAAGGAATGTCGTTGTTACGGATTCAATCCAAAGTTTAACAACGACGAGGACTAACACGTGGCATTTTCAGAAAAGCTCGATAAGCTAATCTCTGCCCCAACTTCTTCCTTTGCGCAACGCACGCGCCCAACCTATCCGTCAGGGTGGGAACCAGGAGTTTTGCACGGAGACGACGGTGGACTAACCGTTACGACAGACCGTGTCCCTAAGATTCAAGATGAAGAATCATGGAAGGCCGCGGTAGAAAGTTTAGGCGTATCTGTTCCCGAGGGGTACACCATTCGTTTGTACGAAGCACGCTACGACCCAGCCGCATGGCACCGCGACGAGGAAGACGGCGAGGCCGTTACCCGTCCAGCATGGAGATATCGCTTTAAGGTTGAGCTTTCAAGTGGCTCAGAGATAAGTATTGACGATTTATTAGACCTTGTATCGAAGACCAAGGCAAAGAAGCCTTCAGATACAGAAATTGGCACCCAGCAATGGATTCTAGCGACAGGAGACTGGCAGCTAGGCAAGATAGATGGTGATGGAGTAGAGGGGACAGTCCAACGTATCCTTGACTCTACAGACCGTTCAATCGAGCGTATAAAGGAACTGCGCCGTTTAAAGCGCTGGCCTGGTAACGCGGTTCTCGTACTTACAGGTGACTGCGTTGAAGGTTTTGTATCTCAAGGCGGCGGAAACGCGTGGCGCACTAATCTTACAATGACAGAGCAGGTTCGTCTTTACCGTCGACTTGTATTCGAGATCGTTACACGACTTGCGGCTGAAACTGAAAACCTTCTTGTAGTTGCCGTACCAGGCAACCATGGCGAGACAGTTCGCCTCATGGGAAAAATGGCAACGCGCATGGATGACTCATGGGACATTGACGCGGTCGTTGCAGTTGCCGAGACGCTCGAGCAAAATAAGGCAGCCTACTCACATGTCAAGTTTGTCACTCCAGGCAAGAATGAAGGCACTATTGTCCTAGACCTAGGCGGAACCATTACTGCAATCGCCCACGGGCACCAGGTCAAGGGTGGGAACGTTCCTAAGTGGGTTGCTGAGCACGCAAAGAACATGGCACCTGTTGGAGACGCCCACCTAATCATTACAGGGCATCATCATCACCTACACATCCAATCAATGGGACCTCGCACCTGGATTCAAGTTCCTGCCATGGAATCAGAGTCAACTTGGTGGCGTGAAAAGACCGGAGAAGTGTCTCCTCCAGGAATGGTTAGCGTTCTTGTAGGAAACAAAACTTGGACTGATTTAGCAATTTTATAGGACACTTGTCTTAAAAAATTATAAAATGCCTAAGTAAAGATTCTAAATATTTGGTAGTATTAACCTGTCGCCTACCAATGTCGTTTTGACGTTGCAAGCATAGGTGCGATGGTTTTTTGAGGAACGGAGCTTCTGTGCCAAATTGGTCTGAGGACGTTGTAACACGTACCGTCATAGGCACGTACATCACGTCTCGCGGAATAGCGGGCGTCGGAACTATTTCGTTCACCCCTACTGCTACAGTTTATGACCCTGACGACTCTGTCGTTCTTAGCGGCGCAACAGTTGCAACTTTAGACGGCACTGGCTCATTTAGCCTAGAGCTTCCAACTACAGACAACCCTCTCGTAACTCCTTCAGGCTGGGCGTATGAAGTTGCAGTTCGAATCAACGGAGTTAAATCTGTAAACGTACGAGTATTTTTACCTCTTGGCGACGGATCAGATATTGATTTATTTACACAAATCGCTCGCCTAGTCCCTTCAACAACTGCATCCTATGTTTCGTCTGCCTCTACAACTACTGCTCGCGGACCTATCGGTCCTGCCGGTGCAGCCGGTGCGACAGGCGCAACCGGTGCAACAGGCGTCGGCACCGCTGGCGCAACTGGTGCGACTGGACCTGCTGGCGCTCCTACTGGCGCAACTGGAGCAACAGGCGCAACAGGCTCTGGCTCAACTGGCGCAACTGGAGCTACCGGTGCGACCGGTCCTCAAGGAACATCAATCAATGTTGTTGGAACAGTTGCTAACGTTGGATCTTTACCTCCAACAGGCGCAACTAATGATGCGTACATTGTTACCGCAGATGGCGATCTGTATATTTGGAATGGCTCTGCTTGGACAAGCGTAGGTCAGATTGTTGGACCTGCTGGTGCAACAGGTGCAGGGCAGACTGGCGCAACCGGTGTTACGGGTGCAACAGGCGCGCAAGGACCTACAGGCACAAACGGAACTATCGGTGTAGACGGTGCGACAGGCCCAACTGGCGCAACAGGCGCTGGTCAAACCGGTGCGACTGGTCCTACAGGTGTAGCTGGAAATACTGGAGCAACCGGTGCGACAGGTGCAGGACAAACTGGTGCAACGGGCGCTGCAGGTGCAACTGGCACAAATGGAACTAACGGCTCGACAGGAGCAACTGGTGCAACAGGCTCTGGTGAAACTGGAGCGACTGGCCCTACAGGATTAGCTGGAGTAACAGGTAGCACAGGCGCGACTGGTGCAAGTGTAACTGGTAACACTGGCGCGACAGGCGCTATAGGAACTACAGGCTCTACTGGATCAACCGGTGCAACAGGTGCAAGTATTACTGGAGCAACAGGTCCGACTGGTGCAGATTCAACAGTAGCTGGTAACACTGGCGCTACTGGAGTAACTGGCGTAACAGGCGCGACTGGTGCAAGTGTAACTGGTAACACTGGCGCGACAGGCGCAACTGGATTAACTGGCGTAACGGGCGCGACTGGTGCAAGTGTAACTGGCGCGACTGGCCCAACAGGAGCTGACTCAACTGTTGCAGGCAATACTGGTGTAACTGGTGTAACCGGCTCGACAGGAGCGACAGGCGCAAGCATTACTGGACCGACAGGCGCAGACTCAACAGTTGCTGGACCAACCGGCCCAACCGGCCCAACTGGTGTAGGCACTACTGGCGCAACAGGTGACGCAGGAGCAACAGGCGCAACTGGCGCTGGACAGACTGGTGCAACCGGTCCAACTGGAGCAGCAGGCGCAGGCTCTTCAATGTACATCGAGCGCTATCAAGTGCAGGCAACAAGCGGCGAAGAATTTTATCTACACTCATACGACGTGAATCAAAAATCAGCTCTTACGTGGAGTCGCTCGACAACTACTCTTACTGTAACGTCCACATCTCACGGACTAACAACCGGTGACCGTATTATTCTTCGTAACACTAACGTAGCCACCGCGCAGTCGTTAACAGTTACAGTTTCAGACCCAAATACATTTACAGTCACCGTCGCAAATACAGGCACAAGCAGCGGCGCTGAAGGCGTATACTCACGAGGATACAACATGGCCCGCGTATCATCAACTGTAACGCTATACGCTCCTACAGGTGCGGGAGTGACACTGCTTGGTGGCATGATGAGAATCCCTTCATCAGTGACATCACCTTTGCTTTTTAACTACGCGGCGGTAGGGCTTAACTCTTCAGCCGCAGACAGATATCCGCCAATGATTTTTGCGTGGCGTGAAGATACAAATGCGCAGTCGTCACCTAACTCTAACTTAGCAACGCTGAGCGGATTTGATCAACTGTCAATTGTAATGTCTGCAGCAAACCGAACCATTCGATTTAACTTCGCGTAAGGGAGGATAGTAAATGACAAAACCGCTATCCGGTCGTTTTGCTGTAACGTCGGTTACTGAAACATCAGCAGGCGTCTATAGTATTTCTGGAAATTTTACTGACGACTCTAGTCTATATGGTCCGGCAGATGTTGCTGTTGGCCAGCGCTTATATCTATATGACAACACGGCAGGCGCTGTTCGTTATGAAATCACTTCATTAACAAGTGTATCAAGTAACCCAATTACCTTTGTTGCGTCTTGGGACTCTGCTGGCGCAGCAATCGAGCCTTCTGGTGGTACAGGTGTAATTCTTGCAGTTACAGTAAATCTTCTTCTACCTGAGCAACCTTCATTTACACAGCAAGGAATTGAAGAACTTCTTGCAGCTGGTATCATTGCTCAAACTTATCGCGAGCAGGTTGATTCACTTTCAGGTGGCGGTGGTGCAACTGGTCCGACAGGTCCGACTGGCGCAAGTGTAACTGGCCCGACGGGCGCGGTAGGGAATACTGGAGCTACAGGCAACAGCGGCGCCACAGGTGCTACAGGTCTTACAGGGAGCACAGGCCCAACTGGACCAACAGGTTCAAGCCCAATCATCAGCGTCACTGGTTCACTCAACTACGACACAGGTACTGGTCTTCTTTCTCTTGATGAAGGCACTGCTGGAGGGCTTGCTACACTCAATGCTTCTGGTGTAGTACCTGATGAGCAGCTTCCTGATGATCTTGTTCGCACGGACGCTCTTACCGGAGCCCTTGGCGATTACATTCTTGCTACAGAAAAAGGTGCGACAGGCGGAGTTGCTGAGCTTGACGTAAATGGAAAAGTTCCTGTCGAGCAATTACCTGATGGATTTGGTGCAACAGGCCCCACTGGTGCAGTTGGAAATACAGGCGCTACAGGCGCTCAGGGAACTTCAATCAACGTGCGTGGAAGTGTCGCGGCAGTTGTCAACTTGCCTCCTACTGGCAACGCAGTAAATGATGCTTACATCGTAGATGCAGACGGCGATCTGTATGTGTGGGGCGGAAGCGCCTGGACAAGTGTAGGGCAAATTGTAGGGCCAGCAGGCGCTAACGGAGCAACTGGCGCGACAGGCGCACAAGGCAGCACAGGCGCGACTGGCCCAACAGGTTTAACTGGTGTAACGGGCGCTATTGGCGAGACTGGTGCAACAGGATCCACTGGACTAGACGGAGCTACAGGTGCGACTGGCCCAACAGGTGAGCGCGGAGTAAGCGCTCTGTCTTGGACATACAACATTGATCTAGGCGTAACTGGTGACAGAGATCCTGGCAATGACAACATAGGTTTTGTCACTCTGCCAATGACGTCAAGCACTCAAATTTTAGTAGACGATAACCCATCTGGGCTAAACACAACACTACACGATCTATTTTTAAGTATTCAAAGCGGCTATCTGACTCTGACAGATCAAGCTAACCCTTCAACTTACGCTACCTACCAAATCAGTTCTTGTGTGGCTGGCACAGCAACAAATGAAACATCACCTGGAAGTTATGTAGTCTTTAACGTATCTTCAGTTAGTTCTTATGGATCATTTACTTCTGAAACACCAGTTACACTATCTATCTCTGTTGGGTCAGAAGGAGCTACGGGCGCAACTGGTAGTAATGGCGCGACTGGCGTAACAGGAGCAACAGGTCCGACTGGTAGTAATGGCGCTACTGGAGCAGCTGGCTCGACAGGAGTTGACGGCTCAACAGGTTCAACTGGTGCAGTTGGAAATACCGGAGTAACTGGTGCAACAGGCAACACAGGAACTACAGGAGTTGATGGAGCGACAGGTGCAGTCGGTGCAACAGGAGCAACTGGGTTAACTGGCGCGACTGGAGCAGTTGGTGAAACTGGCGCAGTTGGAAATACCGGAGCAACAGGTTTAACGGGTGCAACCGGTTTAACGGGCCCGACAGGCCCAACAGGCGCAGATGCGATCTTCTCAACAAATGAAGGAACACCTCCAACTGGAGCAGAAACTGGCGACGCATGGTTTGATCCTTCAAGTGGAACTTTCTTTATCTACTATGACAACTTTTGGTTGGAAGCTTCGAGCAGTGCGTTAGGCGAGACTGGACCTGCAGGAGCAACAGGCGCAACTGGTGCAAACTCTACTGTTGCAGGTCCGACCGGAGCAACGGGTGCAAGTATTACTGGCCCAACAGGTGCAACTGGTGCTTCAGCATCTGACCTGACTGAATGGGCAGCATACACACCGACTATTACATCTGACACTGGCTCATTCTCTTTAGGAAACGGCACGTTGACTGGAAGATATAAGCAGATCGGAAAAACCGTATTCTTTTACGCAAAACTAATCTATGGCTCAACAAGCGCTCCAGGCAACGGTCACTGGAACTTTAGTCTGCCAGTAGCAGCAAAAGATTCAAACTACACATTTTCTGCGGCAATTCTCAATGACGGAGCTTCTTGGTATGGTGCTATTGGCAACGGAAATTACACTGGATCAACAACCTCATTTGTAGTTATTTTTCCTAGCAGCAATGCGGCCCTAACCAACTGGGAGCCAGTAGGAAATGGTGGTCCGTTTACGTGGGGAACTGCCGATAACATCACGATCTCAGGAAGCTACGAAGCAGCGTAATTTAAGCGCAGTTTCTACCTCTATCACCTTCTTCTATCTAATATAGAATATACTCGGGAATCTCTCCCACTCGAGTGAAATGAGACTACATGGCAATCAATTTTCCTGACTCGCCCGTCTTAAATGAGACGTTTACGTCAGGATCAACAACCTGGAAGTGGAATGGCACTGTCTGGCTTGTTGTTCGTGATACCGCGCCAGTAGGCCCGACAGGTGCAACCGGTTTAACAGGAGCTACAGGATTAACTGGCGCAACTGGCTTAACGGGAGCAACAGGTCTGACAGGCGTAACAGGTGCAGTTGGTAATACAGGTGCACAAGGTGAAACTGGTGTAACCGGTGCAAACGGTGAAACTGGTGCAACAGGCTTAACTGGCGCAACTGGTCTAACTGGCGCACAAGGTGAAACAGGTCTAACTGGTGCAAACGGTGAAACTGGTGCAACAGGCTTAACTGGCGCAACTGGTCTAACTGGCGCAACAGGCTTAACTGGCGCAACTGGTCTAACTGGCGCAACAGGCTTAACTGGTGCTACTGGTCTAACCGGTGCACAAGGTGAAACTGGTGCAACTGGTGAAACTGGTGCAGTTGGTGCAACTGGTGCACAAGGTAACTTCGGCGGTATCTCCGTTGAGTACGACTTCAGCACTGACACCGGCGCAACAGATCCAGGCGCTGGATTTATCAAGTTTAACAATGCAGATCTAACAGCTGCAACAACCGTATACTTCGATGACGTTGACGTTAACAGCGTTGATGTTCAAGCGTTTATGCGCACAATTGATGACTCTACATCTACAATCAAGGGTCACTTCCGCATTTCGAACAAGGCAAATTCTAATGACTTTGCATTGTTCACAATTTCTTCCCTAACAGAAGAAAGCGGCTACTTTGCAGTTTCTGCTAGCTACGTATCTGGTTCAGCATCGTCATTTAGCAATAACGAAGACGTTATTGTTACATTCGCACGTACTGGTGACCAAGGTGCTGTTGGTGCTACCGGTGCTGTTGGTAACACAGGTGCTACTGGTTTAACTGGTGCAACCGGTTTAACTGGCGCTGTTGGTGAAACTGGTGCACAAGGCGAAACTGGCGCAACCGGTCTAACTGGTGCAACAGGTTTAACTGGAGCAACTGGTCTTACAGGAGCTACCGGCCTAACAGGCGTAACTGGCGCACAAGGTGACACTGGTGCGATTGGCGCGACTGGAGCAACTGGTCTAACTGGTGCAACTGGTCTTACTGGTGTAACTGGTGCAACTGGTGATGATGGACAGTTCTCTACTGTAACATCTACTCCACCTGCTTCTGCTGAGACTGGTGACGCTTGGTTCGATCCTTCAAACGGTCTCGTCTTTGTTTACTACGATGGCTTCTGGGTTGAAGCAGTCGGCGGTAACGTTGGTCCAACTGGTCCAACAGGCGTACAAGGCAACACTGGCGTAACAGGCCCACAGGGTAGCTTCGGTGGTATCACCGTAGACTACACATACAGCTCAACAACAAACTCAACCGGCATCTCTGCTGGTCAGGTTCGTTTCAACGCTGCTCCTGCGTCTGCTACAAGCACATTCATTCATCAGCTCAATGACGCATCAACTAACGTTGGCGCGTTCCTTGCGACAATCGATGATTCAACAAGCCCAATCAAGGGTCACTTCAAGGTTTCTCTCAAGGCTAACCCTGAGGTATTCGCGTTGTACACAATCTCTGCCCTATCATTTGACTCAGGCGGCGGTTTCTACGACGTAACATCAGCCTACGTATCTGGCGCAGGTTCACTTTCAAACTCTGACGACGTACTTATCACCTTTGCTCGCACAGGTGACGTTGGAGCACAAGGTGTAACTGGTCAGACAGGTGCTACTGGTTTAACTGGTGCAACCGGCTTAACTGGTGCTACAGGAGCGACTGGCTTAACTGGCGCAACCGGTGTAACTGGTGTAACTGGTTCAGACGCAGTTCTAACACTGACACAGAACCAGCAGTCAGGCACAAGCTACACACTTGCTGCATCAGACGTTAACAAGCTCGTAGAGCTTAGCAACGCATCTGCGATCACACTAACCGTTCCAACCAACGCTTCAGTTGCTGGAATCTCAGTTGGATCACAGATCAACCTATTGCAGACTGGCGCTGGACAGGTAACTGTCGGTGGCGCTGGCGTAACAATCAACGGTACTCCAGGCCTCAAGCTTCGCGCTCAGTGGTCTTCAGCAACCTTGATCAAGCGTGCAACTGATACATGGGTAATCGTCGGAGACCTCTCCGCATAACCCCTTCTTAACAAGGAAACGCCCGTTCTTCTTCGGAAGACGGGCGTTTCTTTTAAGATAAAAACCGAGATTTGTAGTATAGTATGCCCTAGAGTCGTGTTAGATGAGAGAGACCTATGCCTATTGATTTCCCTGACGAACCGTCGGTTAACTCCGAGTTCACGTCTGGTTCTACCACCTGGCGCTGGGACGGTAGTGTCTGGAAGGTAATCCGCGACTTCGCACCTACAGGAGCAACGGGTGCGGTTGGCCCAACTGGAGCAGTAGGCCAGACTGGTGCGACTGGTATCACAGGAATTAACTGGGAAGCCGCGTTTGATTTTATCGGATACAGCGTCGGTGACGTTGTTCAATATAACGGCAGTTCTTACTACTGCAACACAGCTATTGCATCAGGCGACATCATGTCGCACATTCCAGGTTCATCTGCTCGATGGGATTTGCTCGCCGCAAAAGGTGCTAACGGAAACACCGGCGCTACAGGGTTAACAGGTGTTACCGGAGCAACAGGACCTACTGGCCCGACCGGCCCAGACGGCGTTGCAGCAGTTACAGGCGCGTTAAACTATGACACCGGAACTAAAACTTTATCTCTCGACGAAGGAACAGCGGGAGGCTTAGCAACACTTAACGCATCTGGTGTTGTGCCAGACGAGCAGTTGCCAGACGATCTTGTACGAACAGACGGATTGACGGGAGCCCTTGGCGATTACATTCTTGCTACAGAAAAAGGTGCGACAGGCGGAGTTG